ATGTTTGACCCCAAAAGCGATTATGCGCTGAACAAGAAAGACCCGGACGCCATTGTTTACATAGACGCCGCTGGAACGCTGACACGGCTCACTCTGGCGGATTTCTCCAGCCTGGAGGAATTTCAACGGTGGAAAGCATGGTCTGACGAGAGTTACCACCAGGTTGAGAACGCAGCCATCGCGCTCTCCAAGCGTACTTTGTCCCTGCATGGCCTGTCTGAAAAGGCTACCGCTGTCCAATCGCCGGAGGACACGCTGATGGAGGCCCTAAAACAGCAAGAGCGCGAAGAAATGCGCCGCCTGCTCATGGAGGGGCTTGATAACTGCCTGACCTCAGCCCAGCGCCGCCGTCTTTGGCTGTATTTTGTAGACGGCCTGACAGTGCGGCAGATTGCAGAGGCCGAGGGTGTTCAGCATCCAAGCATTGTTGAGTGTTTGGCGGCTGCAAAGAAAAAACTTTTGGAATATTTGAAAAGAATGGTCTGATCTCCCTACCAAAACCCCGTTTTGAGGACGGTAGGTGAAGGACGCATTTTCTCTCACCTTCACTCGTACATCGAAAATTGAATACACGGTATTGCAAGCACAAAACCCGCGTACCAGCGGCACAGGACACGCCGCCAAGACCGCCAGCTTTCGGAGGTGATGGACAAGCTGGCCGAGCGATCAACGTAAGTCCTGGACCCGGTTTGGCACACCGGGCGCGATGACTGCGCGGGGGATAATGACACTTGCTCACGCCCGTCCACAGACTTGAGACGGAACCCTGCGGCACACGTTCGGAACGATGCTGCGGAGTTATGACAGCCCCGCCAGGGGCGGCTTGCAATATCCCCTTTCGCCGGGGGTGCGTGGCAAATACGGTGAAACTGCATCGAAACGGAAATAAACCAGCAGCCGCGCCGGAACTGCGCCGCGATAGTCATGCGGCACCGCCAATGTCCGGCGCGGCTGTTTTCTTAACGGAAGTTATCTGCATTTTGCAGTTTAAGCATCGGTCTGTTATCGGACGGAGGTGCGTCAATATGAAAGACCAGACCAATCCCAGCATCAACACTTCGTACAAAGAAATTAAGATCGGTAAGACGCTGTACCGAGTGACCAGCGTTTTCACCGGCGAGAAAGACCTGGGCGAGACCCTGGAGCAGTTGGCGGTCCGCCGCGCTATGGCAGAGCTGACGCCCTGCCACGCTACCACCTAAACCATACCCAACATTTCCTCGCGGCTGGCCGCATCCTTGCGCGTCATGCGCTCCCTATTCTATAATAGGTGCTGCTGGAGCAATCCGGCAGGAGCCATTCGCCGCACAGGGTATGAATCTGGCTGATCGGGAGGTAAAACAATGATCGAGAAAGCATACAATGTCGGCATCTATTGCAGACTGAGTAATGACGATGAACGGGACGGGGAATCCGTCAGCATCGAAAATCAAAAGCTGCTGCTTCAGCGGTATGTGCGGGAGCGGGGCTGGAATGAAGTGGACACCTATGTGGATGACGGCTATTCTGGAACAAACTTCCAGCGCCCCGGCGTTCAGCGCCTGATCGCTGACGCAAAAGCCGGACGTATCAATGTCATTCTCGTCAAGGACCTGTCCCGGTTCGGCAGAAACTACATCGAGTTCGGCCAGTACACCGATTACCTGTTTCCGTCCATCGGATGCCGGTTTATCGCTCTGAACAACGGTATCGACACCATGAGTAATGACGGCAGTACCGATGTCATGTGTTTTTTGAACCTATTTAACGAGTTTTACAGCCGGGACACAAGTAAAAAGGTGAAAGCGGTCAAAAAAGCCTGTGCCGAGAACGGGAAGTACATGGGTACATATCCGCCCATCGGCTACAAGCGTGACCCGCTGGACAAGCACCATTTCATCATTGACGAGGAAACCGCGCCGTTGGTCCGCCGTATTTTTGCTATGCGGGCCTCCGGCATGGCGTTCCGAAAGATCGCCACCACCTTGAACGCCGAGGGTGTCCAGCCGCCCGGTGAGCTGTACTATCAGCGCCAGGGCCGCACCGACCCCCGCCGTGTCAACCACCTGTGGAACGAAAGCACTGTTAAGGTGATGATCCGCAACGAAGCCTATATCGGCAACATGGTCCAGGGCAAATGCGGCACCCTCTCCTACAAATCCAAAAAGCTGGTAGCGAAACCCAAAGACCAGTGGATTCGCGTGGAGGGGACCCATGAGCCGATCATCTCCCGCGAGATATGGGATACGGTGGTCAGCATCGACCAGAAGAAGGTGCGGAAGTCTGAAACCTCGGACGGTATCAAGAGCATTTTCACTGGCTTGGTCTACTGCGCGGACTGTGGATTCAAAATGCGAAACCAGGTAGAGCGGTTTACCTATAAAGATGGAAGTCCAGGACGGTACAGCTCCTTCATGTGCGGGAGTTATTCCCGCAGCGGGAAAAGAGCCTGCACCATCCATACCATCTATGAGAATGTGCTGACGCAGATCGTGCTGGAGGACATTCGGGAAAAGGCCCGATATGCCGCCCATGACCGGGAGCGGCTGCTGACGCAGATCATCCGTATGAAGGATAAGGAGCAGCACAGCCGTGCGGCATCCTATGAGCAGGAGCTGAAAGTGACCGCCGCCCGTGTTGCGGAGCTGGAAAAGCTGATGCAGAATCTCTATGAGGATAAATGCGCTGGCGTTGTCCCGCCCACGGTGTTCCAGACGCTGATGAAGAAGTACGAGACGGAGCGGGCGCAGAAAGCCGCCGCCCTCCCGGAGTTGGAGCAGAAGGTCAGGACGCAGTTGGAGAACCGCCATGACGCCGACCAGTGGGCCGAGATCATCCGGCGCTATACGGAGATCACCGAGCTGGACGAGACCATCCTGTTTGAGTTGGTGGACCGTATCGAGGTTGGCGAGGCCCAAAAGTGCGGCAATACCCGCGTCCAAGACGTAAAGGTGTTTTATCGTTACGTTGGCTGTGTGGATGATGTGTTGTCCCAGGAAAGGCGGGCGGCGGTATGAACAAGCTGTATAAGGTGGGTATCTACTGCCGTTTGAGCGTGGACGATGCCTCCAACTCCGCCAAGGCCAGAAATTACATCCCCGCTGATGAATCCGTCAGCATCGAAAATCAGCGGGAGCTTCTGTCCAAGTTCGCCATGCTCAATGGCTGGGTGGAGACCAAGACCTATTGTGACGATGGGTACAGCGGGGGCAATTTTCAGCGGCCCGGATTCCTGGAAATGCTGGAGGACGCCCGAAGCGGCGTTATCAACCTCATCCTCGTCAAAGACCTCTCCCGCCTGGGACGGGACTTCGTGGAGGTAGGCCGGTACACAGCCGTTGTGTTTCCCAGCCTGGGATGCCGGTTTGTTTCTGTTCTGGACTGTTTGGACAGCGAGGGCGATAACACGGATATGCTCCACTTCCGCAGTCTGATGAACGATTACCATTTGCGGGACCTGAGCAGTAAAATCAAATCAGTGCTGCACAGCAAAAAGGCCAGCGGTCAATTCATTTCCGCATACGCTCCCTACGGCTACCGCAAGAGCGACGGGGACAAGCACAAGCTGGTCATTGATGAGTATGCTGCCGGTATCGTGCGCCGGATATATGATATGCGGCTGGCGGGTACGGCCTACGGCCAGATCGCCGCCGCCCTCAACCGGGATGGCATTACCTCGCCGCGTGTCTACTGGAGCCAGATCAACGGCAAGGACGGCTGCAAAGCCGCCCAGCTCTGGACCTATGCAACAGTAAAAACAATTCTCCACAATGAGGTCTATAAAGGGACGCTGGTAATGAATCACACCGGCACCCGTTCCTATAAGGATCATGCACAGATCAGCAAGCCGGAAACTGAGTGGATTCGCCATGAGGCGCTGCATGAGGCCATTGTTACCGCAGAGGAGTGGGAGGCCGTTCAGAAGATCAACGAGGCGGCAAGCCTTCATTCTGTTGGCAGGCAGGAGCCTACTGCGAAATTGTTTACTGGCAAGCTGGTATGCGCCGATTGCAAAACTCCTTTATGTGCCAATGCGGAAACACAGCATCGCAAGAACGGCACGAAAAAACGCTATGTTTCCTATTTCTGTGGGACATACGGCAAGTCGGGCCGGAGCGTATGTTCATGGCACAGGATTTATGAGCAGACGCTGACGCAAATCGTGATTGCGGAAATCAGGACCCAGGCCCAGGCGGTGATACTGGATGAGGCCGCTGTGGTGGACAAGCTCAAACGCAAGATCGCGGATTATGACGAGCAGCGTCTGGCCGATGCCAAGCAGGAGATCAGCAAGCTGCGCCGCAGGGTGCAGGAGTTGGAGACCATGACCGCGAAACTTTATGAGGACAAGTACAGCGGCGCGGTCAGCGAAAGCACATTCATGGTGCTGACGCAAAAAAACGAACAGGAGCGGCTTGCCAAGGCGGAACGCCTGGATGCGCTTCTGTCCAAGGTAGATAAGGCACAGCAGAAAACCGCCGCCATTCAAAACTGGACGGCGATCATCCGAAAGTATTTGAACTTGCAGGACCTTGATCGGACCACCATTGATGAACTGATAGACCATATTGAGGTCGGTGAGCGCACCGTTGTAGACGGGCAACGCAGGCAGGACATCAAAGTGTTTTACCGCTTTGTCGGTCTGGTCGAGTAAAAGCAGTATGTAGTAGAACCTGGAGTTTATCCATTTGAAAATTCATAAAGCTACCTTTCGTTGTTCCCCCTCCCAAACAGCGTTTGTTCTTGAACCAATTCCTCAGAGGGGTAAACTCGTTATCTTCCCTCGCTGTGTCCACACCGTCATTGATGGCGATATAGCGCACATCGTACTCCGGGAAAATGATTTCAATAAGCTCCCCGGTTTTCAGATAATTCCGGCCCAAACGGGATAAGTCCTTGGTAATGACCGTCGCCACATTTCCGGCTTCACCTTCACGCAGCATGGCTTGAAGCCCCTCACGCTCAAAGCTGACCCCAGAAAACCCATCATCCGCTAATGTCAAGCAGGGTCTAAAGAAATTTTGTAAACAAATTGTGAATAACGTCGAAAAGAAGAAGCAAACTCCGAATATCGCTGGCTTTGCCCAATCAAGGGGCTACTCGACCTCAGTATCGAAGCAATAAAGGTACTTTTCAATCAATTCTTCCAACGCAGCGTGGCCTTTCTCACAAAGGCGATCCAGGTTCGCGTTGGTGGTGATGCTGGTATCGTGAATCAGAATCCCCAGCAGCCGGAGGGCATCCAGCACCGCCCGTCTGTAATGATACCGCATCTCGCGTTGATACACCCACCGGAGATTGCCGTTGCAGTCCCCCATGTGTTTCCGTGCGTCCGTCATCAGGCAGAGTGACGCCAATATACTGCAAACCCGATCCTGATAATCAGCCGTTATCGTATCATCAAATCTAATATCCATCGTATTCCTCCGATTATTTCATTTGCGTATAGATTGAGGGATTCTCCACCCAAGTCCCTGAGTGGAGAATCCCCCGTTTTGCGGTGCTATTCGCTGTCCTGTTGGTCGCCCACTTCAAGCATCAGCTTTTCCAATTCGTCGCGGAAATTCCAGACGATTTCAAAGCGTTCATCGGGATAAATGCGGATTTCCTGCAAAACCTCCGTCACGATTTCGTTGGTGATTTCCTCGACCTCTGTGTACTTTTCAAAGGTGGAAACAAAGCTGTTCTGCAAGCCACCGTCCTCGCCCATGTTCTCCAGAGCGGCCTCCACTTCGGCAATCCGGGCGGCAACGGTATCCCTCTGCCGGACAGCGGCGGCTTTCGTTGCAAGGTACTCTGCTTTATTGATCTCCCCCAGGGCAAATGATTCATACATTCCGCTGATCTGCTGACAAAGCCGCTGGTGCGTTTCCCGCAGCCCTGACAGCGATTTTGCCATAGCAGCGGCGTCCTTTTTCCGCTCCCGGTGCTGTTCCTCCCATAACCGGTGCAGACGTACCGCCATCAACGCCTGGGCGCGAAGCCCCTCCGAAACAACATCCAGAATGTCATGCTCTGGCGTTCGCCCTGCGCAGGTATAAATGTCGTTTACGCGGGGAGTACGGCAGTAAAAGTACATCTGCTTTCCGATGTTATAGGACATTGCGTGGCCGCAGACACCGCAGCGGACCTTGCCGCGCAGGGGCCAGTCATGCTTTTCCCAGCCGTCACGCTCCATAAAAGCCCGGATCATCTTCTGTGCCCGGTCAAATTCTTCTCGCGTCACAATGCCCTCATGGGTTCCCTCCACGGTGATCCAGTCCGCACGGTTCATCTTGACCGTGTGCGTGCTGCCCACTACATCCCGCATCCGCTTTCCGAAAATATTCTTCCCGATATAGCGTTCGTCCCGGATAATTTTTGATACGGTTTTATCTGTCCAGAAGTTATCCTCATAAATGCTGGGCCATCTGGTACGGGAACAGCCAGCCGCCCGCTTGTAAAGCATGGGTGTCGGCACAGCTTCACGATTCAGCATAGCCGCAATCTGGTTCGTCCCCATTCCTTCTGTCACCAGCAGGAAGATACGCCGCACTGTCTCCGCCGCATCCGGGTCAATCATCAGGCGTTTCCTGTCAGCCGGGTCCTTGATGTAGCCGTAGGGCGCGAATGGTGAGAGAAAGTCCCCCCGCTGGGCGCGGAACTTCTTCGTACTTCGCACCTTTCGGGACAGGTCCCTGCTGTAAAGATCGTACAGAAGGTTCTTGAAGGAGGTTTCCAGGCTGTCCACATCAGCGGGGCGGATGCTGTCAAAGCCATCGTTGACGGCGATGAAGCGCACACCCAGGAAGGGAAACACGCAGGAAATGTAATTGCCTACGGTCAAGTAGTTACGGCCAAAACGAGATAAATCCTTGACAATGATGCACTGGATTTTCCCCTGCTTTGCCTGTTCAATCAATTCCTTGACGGCGGGACGCTCAAAGTTTTTGCCGCTCCATCCATCGTCACAGAACTCGATCACGGTGGTGCCGGCCAGTTCCGGGGTGCGGCTGATAAAGGCATCCAGCAAATTGCGCTGGTTCGTGACGCTGTTGGATTCCACCTTTCCGCCCTTATCCAAATCATCGTCCTCGGAGGACAGCCGGATATATTTCGCGGTGACAGCGATCATGCCGACACCGCCTCTCTCTCGGTTTCCAAGAGCTGGAGCAGGGCGCGGTACTCGTCACGATAGCGCAGGGTGATACTCACATGGTTCTCTGCGTCAACCTCCACTCGCTCAATCAGCGCATGGGCCATAGCCTCTGTCAGCTCGGTTTCCTGCCGGTACTGGCCGCAGGCGGTGAGCCAGGGATTTTCCACCGTCTGGCGGCGGGCGTCCTTCTGCTGCTGTTCCAGCGTCTCCAAGCAAGCCTGGGCACGTTCCATGTCGGAGCGGTATCGCTCCTTCATTTCCGTGTATTCCCGCTCGGTCATCAGCTTGTCGGCGTAGTTCTGATACAAGCTGTCGTAGAGCATTTTAGCACGTTCGAGGCTCTGCTTCACGGTAGTGATCTCCCGCTTCACAGCGGCCTCCTGGCTGACAGCCTTTGCCGACTGGCTGTACTGCCGCGCCAGCTTGTCCAGATTTTCAGCCAGAGCGATCTCCCGCCGTAAAGTGTCCCAAAGAATTTCCTTCAATTCCCTTTCGTGGAGATTCTTCTTCGGGCAGGAGGCGGGATTGCTGGCATGGGTCCGGCAAATGTAATTATAAAAGAGGTTTCTCCCTTTATTCGTTACATTTTTGTACCGCGTCATGGTTTTTTTGCAGTCCGCGCAGTAGACCAGCCCTCGGAGGATGTTGGGGATTGTCCCCAGCCCGTCATGCCGCCCTAACCGCTCCTGATAGGCGCTGTTGGCCTCCTTCGCCATCCGCTGAACCGCGCGAAATGTGTCCTCGTCTATTAACGGTTCGTGGGTATTGCGGACGATGATCCACTCGGATTCCGGCACCCGGTAGGGCTTCTTTCCCTCGGAGAACCCGGAGCGTTTGCGGCCCTGCACCATGTGGCCCAAATAGACCTCATTATTCAGTATCTTTTTAACTGCCTCAACGGTCCATATAGAGTTGGCATAGCTTTCCGACTTTGTGCAGCCTTTCAAGTAAAGGTAACGGGCAGGGGCGGGGATGCCCCGCTCATTCAGCTTCCGGGCGATGTTTTGGTAGCTCAAGCCGGAAAGCCGCCACTGAAACATATCCCGCACTACCGGCGCGGTTTCCTCGTCCGGCTCAATTCGGTGGCAATCATCAGCGCATTTTTGATAGCCGTATGCCGCCCATGAGCCGATAAATTCTCCGTTCTGCCGCTTGGTAGTCAAAGCAGGAAGTATCTTTCTGGATATATCCTTGCTGTAAACCGCGTTCATAATATTTTTCAGCGGCACGATATAGCCGTCCTGAGTGCGTTCGGCGGTCAGCGTGTCAAAATGATCGTTGACTGCGATAAACCGAATCCCCAGGAGCGGAAAAATCCCCTCCAGATAGTTTCCGGTCTCCCGATAATTGCGGCCAAATCTGGATAAATCCTTGACCACGATGCAGTCCACTTTTCGGGAGCGCACATCCTCCATCATGCGCTCAAATTCCGGGCGGTCAAAATTTGTTCCCGTCCGTCCGTTGTCACAATAGAGATCAAAAAGCCGCATATCGGGCTGACTTTCGATATAATTTTCAATCAATTCCCGCTGGGTTTCCATGGTGTCGGTCCCCGGCTTGCCGCTGTCCTCCATAGACAGCCGGACATAGCCGCCCACCTGATAAATACGCTGGACGGGTTCTGCGGGGGCGGCTACCGGCAGAATGGGATTGACCTTGCGTTTCGGCCTTGCCATCTCAGACCGCCTCCCTTCCGAGGAGCAGCCCTTGGGCCTGCAAGAGCAAATCCATCAGCCACCGAAATTCATTGTGCCAGCGGTAAACGATTTCCACCCGGCGGTCACGGTAGACCATGACACGCTCAATCAAGGTTACAACAATGGTGCGGTCCAGCTTGGTAATATCCTGGTGCTTGCGGAATTGCTCCATCCACTCCCGGTTCTGGCTGAAGCTGCCCATTTCCTGGTCAATTTCCCCTTGAATGGTTTCGGCCTGTTCCTCCGCTTCGGCACGGCGGCGGGAATAGGTCTTTTTCAAGCCTTGGTATTCCTCCCGGTCAATCACGCCGTCCGCGAGGCTTTCATACAAGGAGCGCAGGAGGGCTTGATTGCGGTCAATTTCCTCCTGCTTCTTCGCCAGTCGTTCTTGCAGCTTCTTCACGCTGGCCTGCTGTAATCGGGCGGTGTCGGTCATTTCCAGCAGGTCGGAGAGGTCGATCACATCCCGGATGTGCTTTTTCAGCGCCGTCAGAACGATTTCGTCCAGCGCCTCAATCCGCAGGGAGTGGGCGGAGCAGGTCTTTTCGTTCTTGTGGGCGGCGCAGATGTAGTACACATACCGTTTCTTGCCGGAGGGGACGGTCTTTCGTATCATGGAGCTGCCGCACTCACCACAGCAGACCATTCCGGAGAACAACTCCACCGCCTTGCCGCTGACGCTGGTGCGGGTATCCAGGGCAAGCACCTTCTGGACGCTCTCAAAATCGTAGCGGTCAATGATCGGCTCATGGCAGTTCTCAACGATTGCCCATTCCTCGCGGGGCTTTGTGACCAGCCGCTTGACCTTATAGCTGGGCGTGGTCACGCGCCCCTGCTCCAGCACTCCGATATAGACCGGATTTTTGAGAATCCGTAGCACCATTCCGGCGCTCCAGACGGATTCCTCTTTTACACGGAATCTGGTAGAGTAGCGCATCCCCTGGGAACGCTTGTAGTCCAGCGGTGTCGGGATGCCGTCTTTGGTCAGACGGTCGGCAATATCGCCCGCGCTGACGCCCTCTAATTTCCACTTGAAAATGTCCCGCACCACATCAGCAGCGTAATCGTCTACCAGCAGGCGGTGATGGTCCGCCGGGTCCTTTCGGTAGCCAAAAACAGCAAAAGAGCCAATGAAATCCCCGCGCTGGCGTTTGATTTCAAGCTGGCTCCGTGTTTTCACCGAGGTATCCCGGCAATATGCCTCGTTGATGAGGTTTTTGAAGGGGATCACCAGCTCGTCCGATTCCACATTGCTGTGCAGGCTGTCATAGTGGTCGTTGATCGCAATAAACCGCACACCCAGGAAGGGAAATAACTGTTCCAGATATTCCCCCACGCCCAAGTGGTTGCGGCCAAAACGGGATAAATCCTTGACCACGATGCAATTGATCTTGCCAGCCTTGACCTCGGCCATCATTTCCTGGAAGGCCGGACGGTCAAAATTGGAGCCGGTATAGCCGTCATCCACTTTGATGCCGCACTCCCGCAGTTCCGGGCAGTGCGACAAATAATCACGGATCAGGTCCTTCTGTCCCGTGATGCTGTTGCTTTCGTCTTTGTCCCCGTCCTCGCGGGACAGACGTACATAACCGCAGGTATTCCATACCTGTTCAGCGGTCTGCTTCATATTCTTCTCTCCTTGTCGTTAAAGTCTAATCAGCAAAACACTTTAACAACAAGGGGAGCGCGGTTGTCCTGTTGCCATCACATTAACATAACTTTTGGCTAATGTCCAGAGTGTTTTGCAAATTTCTTTGTCAGCATTTTGAGCGTATGTAGGAGAGCATCCTGTCCTCCAGCGTCACATCGGTGTCGGTGAAGCTGACCTTCACCACATATTTCCCGTGGCGGTAGCAGTAGGGGTTGCCGATCTGCCGGATAAAATCCAGCATCCGCTCCTTCTTGGGCAGGGAGGTGTTGACCTCCACATCCCGGATATCCCGCAGGGTGTCCGGGTCCACCGTCCGAATATCCACATTCTGCATGGCCTCGACCTGTTCTCTGGTGTAGGTTTCCATCTTCAAGCCCCCCTTCAGCGTTTGAAGCGGTAGGGCAGTTCCAACCCGCCGCTGTTGTACTTATCCAGGATAATACGGGCGAAGCGCAGGGCAACATCTGTCTCAATGCGGCCCAGGCGAATGATCTCCTCCGGGCTGACGAGGGCCATTCGCCGGACAAAGGCCCGGTCGCTCAGTTCCGTCTCATAGGTCTTGACAAACAGGGCCATGCCGGAGAGCATGGAGGCTTTCAGCGAATTGGGCGTACCCTGCCACGCCCCGGCCATCAGGGACAGCATACGGGTGAACGCCTCGCCGCCGAGAAGCTGGTAGGCGTTGATAAGGGCACGAATAGGGGCGATCTCAAAGGGTTCGCCGGTCGGTTCATCCAGCGCCCACACAAAGCCAACATTCTCCACCAGACATTTGATTTCCAGGATTTTGGCGTCCGAGCCGGATTCCACCAGGGCCTTGGTATGCTGGCGCGGGGTCAGGGGCCGCTTTCCCTTATCCAGCTTGGCGTACAATTCGGCCTCCTGCTCATAGGTCATACCGGTGTAGATCATGCAGGGGACGATCACATCCCCGCCGCCCGCCATCTGACGCATGGCGGCAATCCGGTTCTGTCCATCAACCACGTTGAATTTGCCGTCCCGAAAGCTGACGATCACCGGGTAAAGCTCCCGGCTGTTCCAGTTGCGGATCAGCTTGTCCACGTTTTTCTGCTCCACGCCCCGCTGATAGGGCAGGTCGGAGGTCAGTTGACTGGTAGACATGGCGCGGATAGTGCCCGGATTGCTGTACTCGACCTCAGCGGGAGGGAAAAGCGTCTGCTGCTCCGGCTTGGGCTTTTTACTTCTCATTTTTTATGCTTCCTTTCATTTGTTGTAATAAATCGTGGATAGCGGTGGAGATCGTACCGAACCGCTTTTGTAGGTAGTCAAATTGCACCTGGGATATGTCGGGGAAAACGACTGTGCAGAAGGGGTCGCTGTACCACGCAAATTCCCGGTGGAATTTCTGAATAAAAGAATCCAGCTCCGCCAGGAGAGCGTCCGGGGTATAGCTGCAATCCTTATCGTGGTTTTTCAAATCGGCTATGGATTCCTCAAAGGAGGCATAGTGCCTGCCGCTGGACGAATAGGGAACGGAGGGCGGCGGGGCCTCCGCTACTGGCTCCGGGCCTGTTGAGGAGTGAGTACCGCCAGATGTCAACCGATTAGCCGCCTCACTTTGCTGTTCTGGTGCCAGCCGAGATAGTTTTAGCAAGTCCTTTTTCTTGACTTTCTCAGTTGCGTTCTGGACGATTTGCTTTGCCTCTGGCGTTAAATTTTGTTCGATTTGAAGATTTTCTTCGATTACTCGCTTTGAAACCCCTAGTTTTTCGGCGGTATCAGAAGTGAAAGATTTTAACGTGGGCGCGCCGGGCGCGCTCACGTTGTTTCCAAGCGCACGGTTCATTCCGGCGGCTTGTGCAATACCGGCCTTTGTCTCCGGGTGCAAACCCTCGTAAACTTCCTTCCTGCGCAAAAGCAACTCCCGAAATTCAATGTCAGACAAGTCCTTGCGCACAAAATTTTCATCAATCTCTGCCAGTTCCGCTTGCAGCCCCTCCAAATCGCTGACCGTACACTCAATTTCCGACCAACCCAGCAGCTTTGCCGCTTCCAGCCGGTGCAGACCGGCAATCAGAACATGGCCGCAGTCAATGGTAATCGGATTGAGCAAGCCCACTTCTGATATGCTGCCTGCCAGTTCCCGTATATCTTCCGCTCTGGCCTCCCGCCGTCCGGGGTTGACCGTGATCTCGCTGATAGGAACAAGCAATATTCTCACCTCCCCGGCCATAAGCCGCATTATCATCCATTCATGCCGGATGGAACACCTGGGGCCACAGTCTGCCTATGGCTCCGGGTCTTTCATCCGGCTGTCGGGCGGGAAGAACCGCGCCGGTCCTGGTTGTGTCCTCTTTCTGTGAGGAAGTGACCGGCGCGGGTTCCCTTTGAATACCCTTTCTAAAAAATGTGTGCCGTATTATCGGGCGGCATGACCGCCCTGCTGCTCTCCCCCGGCACGGGAATATGCAAGCCCGCCCTGGTGCGGCGGCGCGATACCAGCAGACGGTGGCGGCAGGTGACTAAGCTGCCCAGGCCGTTCCCCCAGTATCTCCCTTTTACCCTGCGATACGGGTGTTTGCGGTGTCTCCCGCGTCTACGGCGTTACCAGCGCCGGACAAGCCGCCCAGGTGTCGCTCGTACCTTTGATGTGATCGCTTTGACGGGCAGGGAGCGGAAAGAGATCACCCCCTTTACTCCGGCCCTGGCCCGCAGGCAGTCTTGGCGATTGGATGGCTGATGCAGGATTCATCACTTGCATACTGAATATGAGCGGGAGTTTGTCCCGCTGTTTGTCAAGGTGCTGGGGGATTGTGCGTCAGGGAGCAAGCTGGAAGATGATACTGCTGATCGTAGCCAGATCGTCACCATCAAGCTGTTCGCTCAGTTTAATGAGCAGATTGATCTGCTTTGAGTTGAGCGTCTTACGGTAGGGATAGTAGTTATCCCGAACTTTGACGCCTCCACCATAGCGGCCACGGACAGTTTCAAGCGGGTAAGAACAGATAAGCGCCGTAATGTCCCGCCGGATTGTCATCTTGGAAACATTGAACTCATGCGCCAGATTGTCGTATGTATCGTGCCTTCTCAGGCACAACACTTCTAACAGGCACTGGCGGCGTTCGGATAGGCTCATGCCCCCACCGCCCTTCCGTTGCTCTCTGCCTCCCATGGTAAACGGTAAAGTGTTCGCGCCGAGAACACATAAGAAAAGTTCTTGCAGAAATTTCTGTGTGAATGGTATTTACTCATTTGTTACCTCCAAAAATCCGAAAATGGTTAGGTTCAAATTCAGATTTCCGAAGGCGGAGCGCGGGGAGCATACTGTCGCCAAACAAAGTTTGATATTTTTCTTGTTTTTTTGAGAAAATTTACTACTTGAAACCAGTATGGGTAAATTTCATTGGGACAACTCGACCGCTTTCGGCAAAATTCCCTTGATTTTGATAGGGAATCCTGCGGAAAACAGTCGAGAAAAAAACAAGGCGCAAACAACCACAAAGTCGTTTGCGCTTTTTGGAAAATATAGAGCGAATGGGAAAGCCGTCTGTGGCATCTTGCGGTTTCAGTCCGCATAGTCAAATCCTTTTATCGCAGTTTCTCCGGCTAAAAGATATAAAAAAGGCGGCAAGGGATTTCTGCTCCCTTGCCGCCTTTCGCAGCTTGATACACCGGATTCAAACAGTAGAAAATGTCACTATTATTAAAGTTTTTTGGGATTACTCGCCTAGTAGAATGGCCATATGTGCCAGGGTCGCGCTGTCGTGGCTGAAAAACTCGTCCCGCAATCTATCCTGGCGCTGCTCATTATGGAGCATATCACGGCTGACATTGACCAGAATGTGAAACAGTTTTTCTTTTGTTGGAGTTTCCCCGCACCCCATCACGGCGGCGAAGCGGTAAAAGCCGTACAGATTGCATAGCGCCACATAGCTTTTCCAGAGTGCTTCTTTACTTCTTAACATAGGAAATGTGGTATAGAGCATCACCGCTATCATGAGATTCTCGAAGAAATACTCAATATCTCCCATCCCTGCCCGGAAAGACGCTTCAAAAGCAGAATAGCGTTCTTCATCGCACCGAATATTAACCTTGTCACTCTGTGTGGACTGATTCAGCTCCAATATATTCGGAAGAAGTCCTCTGCCACAGACGCCATTAAGCATAGCAATGGCGTTTTTTGTATGCTGCAACAGATACATCGGTCGATTCCCCGGCAGGGAACTCAGGGCCTCCTTTGCCGCATCCCCCCGTGTCAGAACAGCAAAGCGTTCAATCCACCGCTCAAGCTCCGGTTTTTCCCAATCCATATCCCGCAGTTCCTGGAGCGCCAGACCCAAAAGAAGCATCCTGTGCCGTATGGACAACGCCCGGTTTTGCAAAATATCCACGCACATGGCGCGAATGTCGCCAAACCAAGGTCTAAGGTTATGGGAGGTCATATCAAACTGGAAAATTCCTCGTTCCGATTTTGGCAGTTCCTCCTCGATAAAATCCACCCCATCGGGCAGGTTCCACAGCAGCTGCAAAACACCCTCACAACTGGGGGAGAGGGCATACTCAAAAGCAGCGGGAGTGCAGCGCTTTTCCATACGCGGATATTGCCTGCACACCTTGGGCAAAACCTCCTCGCCACAGAGTTTTTGCAGAGAGCATTTTCCATCTGAATCATGCAGCGGACACTGGCCCGCTTCATCCAGTTGAAACTTGGCATAGAGATTGCCGGATGCCTTCTTCATTTCCTGTGCCGACAGGCGGCGGACCGTTTTATCCAGTTTTTCCTTGAACTCCGCCGGGGCTTCCAGCCGCCGCAGTTTCAGATAATCCTTTTTATTAAACCAGATGTTCCAATCGCAATCACAGCAGTTGTCCTGACAGGCACCCATGATACAGCAGAAGTCCTTGTAATAGACCGGCATCAGGGCGGTCCTAATCGGAATGCGGATTTTGTCTCTTGTTACCTTGTCTTTTTCAGGCATCGTTTTGCCCCTTTCTCATGAGAAAGGGGGGCGGGCATATGCCCGCCCCCCACGTTCTTTTACAGCACCGCTCAGGTATAAGCGGGAACACCGCCCAGCACATAAGCGACCTGCTGGTTCAGAGGGATCGTGCCGCTGACATCGGGGGCTGCGAAATGCATGGTGACGGACCTCTCGGATTCGTTGCTGTCAACCTTGTCCAGCGTATAGCTGTGATCAACCGGGCCCAGGGAAATGAAGCCAAACAGCTTCACCTTGACGCTGTTATCCGTGTGGATGTGCTTTTTGAACTCCGCCACATTGACTTCCTTGAACACCACGTCAATGGTGGGCTCACGGCTGATCACAAACGTTTTGAGGAAATTCAGCCTGCCCTTCGGGCCGAAAAGGCTCTCGACAGAGAACTCGCTGCCTAGCAGCTTGTAGCCGTCCGTATTGTCGTTCCCGGTATTCTCCTGGATCTCGCGCAGGATGTTCACCGCATACCAGCCCAGCTTATTGTCTGAGGACAGGGACAGCGGGATCACACCCACAGTGGTTAGGCCAGGATAGGTGATGTCGATGGAAAAGTTCGTTTTCTCAGATGTGAACTCGCTGACATCCACCTGCGAGGAGTGAGCCGCCGTAATGTTCAGCAGGCCCACAATGGGAATTTGCACATCGCTTTTCCCTTCCACATGGACTTTGCAGCTCGAGGATGAGAAGGAATCGCCCGACAGATGGATCTTCAGCGCGTTGCTTCCCGTTCCTAAACTGCCGATCAGCTGGTTGGCTGTGGGCAGCTTATCGAACGCCACATAGTAGGAAGCGTCCCCCGTCTGAAGGCCGCCGTTCTTGGCGGTGGGCGCAGTTGCGTTCTTGATGGCGGCATTCAGGACCGCCGTAGCCTGGGAGGCGCGGGAGTGGAGCTGGTACGCCTGATTGGACATTTCAATATAGGTTGCCAGCGCGTCCTTCAACGAGGTCAAATAGACAGGCAGATTATCACAGGTCTCCGTGACCGGACCGTACTTCTCCGTGAGCTGGTTAAACACATCGGCAATCTTCCCTCCGGGAGGGACCGGGTCGGTAAAATGGAAGCCGGAGTCGGTGAAGGCGCTCAGCACGGAGGCGATCTGCGCCTCGGCGGCCTCGTCCCACTCGTTGAGCTTCTTCTGCGTCGCCTTGGAAAAGACAAAAGCGGTGCTTTTGAAAACCTGGCGCAGCAGGTCGGACAGCTTCTGGGTGCTGACGCTGACGATCCCATCCTTATCCGTCTGGATGGTGGAATTCAGCGTGGAAAGGGTCTGCTCATTGTAATAAGCGTTCGCTCCGTAGGTGATGCCGTAATTGAACCCGGCAGGGCAGGCGGCGGCGATAAATTTGCCGTCCAACTTCCCAGGCATGGCCGAGGCGGTTTTTTCGGAGAGCAGTTGGTTAAATTCTTTTTGAAGGGGAAGATTTGTACTCATAATTTCACCCATTCCTTTCTATCTTTTGAGTTTGGCAAGGACCTGTCTGTCCCGGTTGTACCGGTGCGGACGAATTCAACCGTAGCGTACTAAATTCAGTCTGCTGCTCAGCAAGGTGCCGGAAGCCTTATAGGCCGCAGTCCGGCCAATGTTGGAGTAAAAAATATATTCCTCCGCCGCGATCTGACGGGAACCGGCTACGATAAAGGCAATCAGACGGACATGGGTGCCGTCCTCAATGCCAAGCTCTTTCAGATCCACGGTCCGTTCCGCCGCGGTATAGATATCCGCGTACTCTGCGGGTTCCCAGGTTTTCCAGCTTTCCTCGCCCCCCGGCCTGTAATTGACATGGAGCCGGCAGATAAAAGCGCCCTGGTTCATCAGCCTGAAATAGCGAATCGCTCCCATTTCCAACGTAACACAAGCTCCTTCCGTCTTAACGCGAGTCCCTGCTTAAAGGTTCGGGGCGGGACCGAAGCCCCGCCCCTTGTACTAACTCGCTGCTTTGTTTAATTCCGCTATCGGGATTAACCCAGCAGCTGGAGCACGCCCTGGGGCAGCTGGTTGGCCTGGGCCAGCATGGCCTGGGCGGACTGGACCAGGATGTTGTTCTTCACGTAGCTCATCATTTCCTCGGCCACGTCGGTGTCGCGGATCGAGGATTCGGCGTCCTGGATGTTCTCGGCCATCACAGACAGGTTGTTGCTGGTGTGCTCCAGACGGTTCTGGATCGCGCCCAGCCCGCCGCGGACGTCGGAAACGTAGTTGATGGCGTTCTTGACCACATCAATGGCAGCGGCAGCGCCTTCCTGGGTGCTGATGTCCAAGCCGTCAATGCCCAGAGCGGAGGTGTGCATATCATTGATGGAGACCTTCAGCTGGTTGTACTCATCGCTTGTGTCACCAAGCTGGAGCTTCAGGCCGCCTTTGCCATCGTAGAAGCTGACGTTCAGCTTGGGGATGGAGCGCTCAACCTCGTTGGCGGTGATGGTCACGGTGCCGTCGTCGGCGACCTCAACAGTAGCGCCCTTGGCCACATTGGCGAAGGCTTCGCCCATGGCCTTGGCGTCGATCTTGTCAAAGTCGGAAACCTCAATAGCGGTGCGGCCGCTGGAAGCCTTTTCGCCCTTCTTGACAAACTCATAGGTGTTGGAGTTGGTCCCATCGCTGATGGTCATATAGGAACCGGCCTTGACCATGCTGGGGTCGAATTTGAAAGACACGGTGGGGACCTCGTCACCGTAGGGGGTGGTGATCTCCATGGCCTTCACGTCGGAACCCACCGCTTTGGTGGTGATCTTCACAGTAGCGCCGTCAGCGGTGGCGGTATACTCGGCATCGGCGGGGTCCGCCAGCCCCTTGGTGGCAACGCCATTGATGGCGTCGGCGAAGCTCTTAGCCACCTTGTTGACATCGCTCAGGTCGTCCACCACAACCGCCTCGTTGCTGCGGTTGGTCACGTCACGGGCATCCTTGACCAGCTCATAGGTCTTGCCGCCCACGGTGATGGCGGTGCCGTAACCCACGCCGTCCTCAAAGGTGAAGGAGGACTCGGCGGCGCTGGGATCGGTGCCCTTGGTGATCTTGGTCTCGACAGCAGCGGGATCAGACGCGCTGAAGGTCACGTTGGTAATGCCGCCGCCAATACCGGCCTGAACCGGACCGGCCTTTGCGGAAGTGAAGGTAACGCCGGTGGCGGCGCCATTGCCGATGGTGATCTCCTTGCCGGTGCCAAAGATTTCGCCGGCATCGACCTGCTTGCCGTCATTCAGAGTGACCTTGGTAGCGCCATCGCCGGTTTTCTCCAGCTGGGCCTTCATGCTGTCCAGGGTAGCCGCATAGGTGTTTCCAAGCGCAAAGTCCTTGCCAGCGGTCAGCTTGATGTTGAAGTTGCGGCCATCGGACAGGGAGCCGGTCAGCTCAATCACGTCGCCAGCGCTGAAATTGGTGTTGTCATTCGTGCGGACAACCTCGTACTTGGAGGCAACATTCGCTGTACCGGCAGTAGCGCAGGCTGTTGCGTTGACCGTCGTGTTGCGGCTGGCATCCTCGGCATTGCTGCGCTCGACCTTGGCAACGTCAAACTGGCCGTCCAGCTTGGCGGCTACATTGACGCTGCCCTGTTCACTGCTCTTGTCGTCGAGCTTCGCATTTGCCGTGATATCAAAAAGGTCACCCACCTTGAAGCGGCTCTCGTCCGCAACGGTGCCGTCTTTGTTCTCAAACTTGGCTTCCTTCAGGGCGTTGACGATATTTGTGGTGGTGTCCGCAGGGCTGCCCCCAACCATGTCCTTCGTGACATTTACCTTAGCCACCAGATTGGCGTTGCCCTGCGCATCCTTGAAGGTGAAGGTGAGCACATCGCCGTCCTTGACATCCAGGCTTGTGGCAGTGCCGTCAAACAGCTTGGTAAAGCCGCCCTTCGCCGCTTTCGCAGGGGAACCGTTCGCAGTACCCGCCGTATAGGTGCCGGTGCCGAAGGTCACGCCCTTGTCGTTGACCTTGACGCTCTTGACAGCGGCCTCGGAAGCGCCCTCCGCCTTGGCGGTCAGGGTGACCTTGGTACCGTCCACCTTCACATCGAACTTCTGGGAAATACCGGCATCGCTGCTCAGGGCCTTCTGGATGCTTTCTGCCTGCTCTTCAGCGGTGGCTCCCTTGATATCATTGGCGCCGGCACCAAAGTTCAGGGTTTTGGTGCCGGTGGTGCCGAGGGAAGTGTCTGTGAACTCAATGGCCAGAGTATCGCCGGTGCCGAACAGGCTGGACACATCGATGGTGGCCTCGCCCTTGGTGCCGCCACCGTTGACGCCGTCGTTGATGGTCAGGCCCTCAACAATGCTCTTGGTGGAGGCCTTCACACCCTCAGCGGTGAGGTTCTGGGAAGAGAGGGAGCCGTCCAGCAGCTTGATGCCGTTGAAGTTGGCGCTGTCGGCAATACGGTTGATCTCGTCCTTCAGGGCGGTAACTTCCTTCTGGAGAGCCTCGCGGTCCACAGCGTTCTGATAGGTGCCGTTGGCGGACTGGGTAGCCAGGTAATCCATGCGGTTGAGCATGTCGTGGATTTCCTGCATTGCGCCCTCGGCGGTCTTGACCAGGGAGGTGCCGTCCTTGACGTTCTTCTGGGCGGCCTTCAGGCCGGTGATCTGGGCGCGCATCTTTTCGGAAATAGCCAGACCGGCGGCGTCGTCACCGGCGCGGTTGATCTTATAGCCGGAGGACAGCTTCTCCAGGTTCTTGGACAGAGCGTTGGTGTTGTTGGTGTAGTTCCGGTAGGCGCTCATGGCGGGGATGTTGTGTTGGATTCTCATAATTCAGATTCCCTTCATAATAAATTTGGTGTTTTGCGATCCTCTGTGCTTTCGCTAATCTTCCCTGCTCCCACACAGCGGATGGTGCGCCGCCCGGTCCAGGCCCCGTGGCCTTTAGAGCGTGAAACGTGCGCGGCGCTATATTTCAACCGGCCGGCCTAGCCGTTTGAAACCTGGTTGGTCTGCTCCGGTTCAACCGGGAACATGTGGTTGAGCTGCCGCCGCAGGGTTTGGACATTGCTGTCCCCGCCGTCCATTTGGGACAGCAGCCGCCGCATGGCGGACAGCGCCTGGGCGCGGCTCTGATTCCAGATGATCTCCTTCCGGTGCCAGCGGGGGCCGTCAAACACACAGCCGGGACGCTGTCCGCCGCCGCGCTCCAGAACCTCTCCGCGTAAAATGGTGATCTCTTTGGGCGCGTCAACCATCAGCTTGCAGCGGTCGCCGGAGATGTGGTACAGCTGGACCACAATGTCCTCGCCGATGGTCATGTACTCCCCCTGGTTCAGATTCAAGCAGAGCATGTTTGTCAACTCCTTTTTCAATTTGGCGGAACAGCATTCCTTCCGTCCACCGAAAAGCCGCATCTCGCGGCGCGGACGATTTTTCATCGTCACAATGTTGTGAACACCCTTTCGGGCTTCGGACGTGCGCACACGCCCTCTCGTTTCCCACTTGGCGGTTTGGAAAACGCTGAACGAAGAAAAAGCGGTTTCGATTTTCCTTCGCTCAACGCTCCCCGCGCCGCGTTCATGAGCATTCACCGGCGTTCCAACCGGCATATCAGTCAAGCGCAGAACTGCGCGTAACCTTCCGCTTTGATGTTTTTGGCGGCATTGACCTCCCGGTTATGTACCGCGCCGCATTTGGGACAGGTCCAGGATTTTTCCTTGTAGCTGACAGCATCCCGCACCAGTCCGCAGGCGGAACAGGTCCGCGTCGTAGGAAGATACCGGTCAATTATGATGAGCGGCTTCCCCTGACGGTTCAGCTTGTAGCGCAGGCACTCCCGGAACATGCCGTACCCGGACTCCATCATCGTTCCGTGGGTCATGGCTTTGGTAAGGTCCTCAAAGGCGTCGGCCCTCACACACACAGCATTCCAGGCGTTGGCTATCCGCCGGGATTCCTTGTGGATGAAGTCGCGCCGCTGGTTGGCGATGTGTTCGTGGAGCAGACGGTATTGCTGCACCGCCTCCTGATAGTTCCTGGAGCCGGACTGCATCCGGCACAGCCTCTGCTGAATCTTGGCCAGCTTTTCCCGCGCCTGTTTCAGCCAGCGGGGCGGGTCCGCCATGCTGCCGTCATCTGCCACATAAAAATGGGAGAGGGAGTATTTCAGCCCTATGGTTGTCTCCGGCGTTGGCTCGACCGATTCTGGCTGTTTCGCCGCGTATTCGTACAGAATGTAGCAGTAATATTTCCCGCTGCGGGTCTTTTCCACGGTGACCCGCTTGAGCTTCCACCACGCCTGAGGGCGGCGGTGGAATTTTGCTTTGACAATCCCCGCCTTGGTCATGCGGACGCCGTCTTTGGTGGTGTAGATGGTGGGGCCGGATTCAAACAAATGGTTGCAGGCGGTGAAGGAATCCCGGTCGTTCTTTTTCCGCTTGAAGTTGGGATAGCCGAAAGAATCCGGGTTCTTGAAAAACACGCGAAACGCCTGAGAGAGCTTGTTGTGTTCCTGAATCAATGCCTGATTATCCACTTCCCGCAGAAAGGGAGCCTCGTTTTTGTACTTGGCAGGGGTGGGAATGAAGTGCGCCCCGGTTTCCAGATAAAACCTCTGCTGGTCGGCCAGCATGTTGTTCCAGATGTAGCGGCAGCAGCCGAAGGTCTTTTCAAACAGTTCGGCCTGCGCCGGGGTCGGGTAGAGGCGGACCTTGATGGTGGTGAACTGAATGGTCTGCCCGTCTTGGAGCGAACGCTCTTTCGGTTTTCTGGACATCGCAATCTCCGCCTCCTTTCCCCTGACCTCGGTTTTTCTATTTTTCTGCGGTTGTCACCTTTTTTGCCCGGTCGTAGAATGTGCTCTCCGGCATTTTGCAGGCCGCCGCTGCGCCGGTCAGGGAGATTTCACCGTTATTCCAGGCCGCACAGACCTCATAAAAGTTTTCAGGCAGAGCAGTCCGGGGCCGTCCAAACCGCACCCCTCTCGACCTTGCGGCGGCAATGCCCTCAGCCTGCCTTTGGCGGCGCTCCTTCTGCCGATCCGCCTCAGAGACCGAAAGAAACAGGTCTGTCACAAATTCCCCTAACAGCTCCTTGCTCTCAACAGTCTCCAGTGAGGACAGGCCAGCGGCGATCTCATTCGCCAACTGCTGTAACCGGGTTTTCAGCTCGGTTCGGTCTTCGGTTGCGAAAAAGCGGGGCCTTACGATGCTGTGCTGAATGTTCCGGCTTTCCTTTGCGGGTTGTTTTTTTGCGCTTTGGGGCATTGCACCCAGCCTTTCTTTCACAATTCAAGCGAAATTTTGGACGGGGTTGTATACTTATCCGTCCAGACTTTTCCGATAAAACTCACCTTTGTACTGTACTACATATCGGCATTGTTTCCGCGAAAATAATACTTTTCCAGAAAAAATTTTTTGGACGGGGTTGTATACAACTTCGTCCAGTTTTATTTTGCTCTCGCGCGACTCATAGCCTGTTCTGCGCGAAGGGAAGCATCACGGAATGTGGACTTTGGCATACCACAAGCCTCCGCCGCAGCCCGAAGCGTTATTACCCCATCCCGCCACGCCTGACGGTACTCCTCAAAATTACCCGGCAGCACTTTGGGCAAAGGTCCAAAGTGTACTCCGCTGGCTTTTGCAGCCGCAATTCCCTCAGCCTGCCGTTGTCGGATGTTTTCCCGCTCCGTCTGGGCCACATAGCTTAAAAGCTGGAGCACGATGTCCGCAATCAATGTTCCGGTCAGGTCCCGCCCTTGCCGGGTGTCCAGCAGAGGCATATCCAACACGACAATAGCGGCTTTCCTTTGCTTTGTAATCACTCCCCACTGTTCCAGAATCTCGTCATAATTCCGGCCCAGGCGGTCGATACTTTTTACCACCAGCACGTCCCCCGGATGCAGAGCCTTTATCAGCCGCTGGTAGCGAGGGCGTTTGAAATCTTTCCCGGATAATTTTTCTATTACGATATTTTCTTCCTCCACGCCAAATGCCCTCATTGCCAGAAGTTGGCGTTCCTCGTTCTGCTCTTGCGTGGATACCCTCACATAACCATAAGTGGTTTCTGTCAT